TAGTCAAACGGGGAGGGGCGAAAGCCTCTCCCTACCGGCCGGTCCAGGCCCGCCCCGGTATTACCCGGGCGGCTTCCATCGTGTGAATCTCTCGTGTGAATCCCCCGGTGCAACCCTGATCTACTGGGTAGGTGTGAATCTGGCCTGGTCCGGCGACTGGGTAGGTGTGAATCTGACCCGGCCTTGTCCGGCCTACCGGGTAGGTGTGAATCTGGAGTGTGAATCCGGCCTCCGTGTGTCACATGTGACATATGACCGGGGTGACCCCCACCCCAGGGTGGGGGTCACTCTCCGTGGTCAGTCGCCGACGTTGTCGATAGCGACGGTGGCGACGTGCTTCGGCCCTTCGTCGGTAACCCCGAGCCCGATTCCTTCGTAGAGGATTTCGACGATCGGAGCATCGACCCCCATCCCGACCCAGTCACACTCCGTCTCCGCCGTGACCGTCCACGGACCGAACGTGATGGAGTGGTAGCGGTCGTCGCCGTTGGCGGCCCACCACAGACTCGCCAGCATTTCGGCGAAATGAGCCGTGACGGCTACGTCCAGTCCCAGATCGTCGTCGGCTGCGATCACGTTGTAGGCCGTAGCCCACTCGGCGTCGCGGTTGTGGATGGTGGGTTGCCCCAGTGGCCAGAAATCGGTCATGGTCTTCATTGTTTCCTTCTCCCTTGTAGTTGGTATTATCAGTGTACCGGTCTGGCAGCGAAAACCAACCTCAAGTGGACGATATTTCTGGTTTCTGGCGTGACGTGTGTCACACTACCTGGCCCGGGACCGGGGCTCCCGGCCCGGGGCCGAGCGGCCGGATCGAACAGGTGTTCGGTGGTCATGTGTCACACCGGTCATGTGTCACACGATGGGGCCGACCCGCTGTGGGTCGACCCGACCGCTTGCCTCCTTAGATTGCCGTGGGACTGATGTCTACGCCTTCAGGGCGGTCCGTGATGTTCTTCATGAAATCCTGAAGGTCTACGGGGCACCAGACTGTCACGTGGCGTTCTACGTCCTTCGCGCCCTTGGCGATGCCGCCGCGACCTGCGGGACGCTTGACGCTCACAACGTAGGTGTTGATACCGACCCTAGCGACGTGGATAGGGGTAGGCGCCCCCGCGAACGCTGAGTGCCAGTCATTCTTACGGTACTCAACAAGCGGACTCAGTCCCTCCTCCGTGCGTCCCTTGCAGGCATCGAAGAAGTACTTGATGAATGATGCCCGCTGACCGGATGCGCCCATGGGCTTGCCGTCACTCTTGCGATTGGTGTTGTGCTTGACTCTGATCATTTGGTTTCTCCCTTGTTGCTTGTAGGGCAATGCTATCGGTTTTCACCCCGTCTCGAAACCTCAAGTAGAAGAAATCCCTGATTCTGGTGTGACGTGCGGCACACCCCGAACTGTGACGGGCGTCACAGCCCCAGATCCCGACCCGGCCGCAACGCCCGGCTTCTCCCGGTGCATGCCCGGTCTGCTGGACAGGTGTGAATCTGTCGTGTGAATCTGTCGTGTGAATCCTGTCACACCACGTTGGTTTCATCCACTAAAGGTTGGTAGTATGGGGGTACAAGCAAGCAACCAAGGGAGAAACCAAATGAGTCACCTTTACACCGGAGCCGACACCTGCCACTGGCTTGTGGAGCGGCCCAACAACAACCCCGAGCCGACGTGCCGAGAAGACATGTACGACATCGGCGACTGCGGGGCAACCTTGACCCTGAAGCGGGAGAACAACTCGGACGGCTGGGAGTGCGAGATGGGTCACCATCATTGGGAGTACGGCTCCCCGATGCAGCGGATAGAAGAAGCCGACGAAGCCCTGGCCGAATACTACGGAATGGATTGAGCCCACGGGCCCCACGGGGCCCAAAGGGTCCCCGGGCCAACGCCCGGCCTTCCCCCGGTGCATCGACCCCTCAAATGTTGCGTGTGAATCTAGACGCAGTCGCCGCAAACCAGTTCATTGCCGATCGGCTCCCAATCATCGACAACCAGTTGCTGACAGCGGTCGCAACGCACCGCCTGACATTCGGCGCACAGATAGCCATCCAGAGTGTCGGTTGTGGCTGGCACCCGGTTGACCCATCTGCCCGCCCCGGGGCTGGTGTCCTGCAAGCAGACAACGCATTTGTCGCCTATGTCTGTGATTTGTGTGGTTGTGTTCATAGTGGAGGTGCCGGGAATCGAACCCGGGTCCCCTAGAGGGCCGCAAGCGGATTTCTCTAGGGTCTAAACCTTTGCACCCCCGGGGCCGACCGGGAGGGGAAGGGAGGTATCCTCCCGGCCGGGTCCCACCAGTGCCCTGAGGTGGCACTGGTGGGGATCTTGGTCAGTCTTCGTCGACGTATTCGTCCTCCCGGCGGGCCTTGTCGTGGTCCATGGGGTCCGGCTCGATGTCGATTCCGTAGACGTTTTTGGCGAAGTCTGCGAAGAAGTCTGTTTTGTGGTTCATGTCTTTTCTCCCTTGTTGGTTTGTTCTACTGTCAGTGTAACGGGGTGGGGCTGGTTTCCCAACCCCCGCCCGAATGTTTCTAGGATTACTCCCGGCTGGCGTCGAATGCCATCTCGGCGATGAAATCGCTGACGTTCTCGTCGTGGTCTGCTTCTGAGTCGCAGTCCCATGGGCATTCTTCGTCGTGCTCTTCCTGGTCCCAGCAGTCTGTCCAGTCGGTAATCGGTGGGCTATAGGTTGGTCCGTTCATGTCTTTTCTCCCTTGTTGCTTATAGTTGTAGTGTATCGTTCCAGTGGACCAATACCAACGTCTAGCGTGTGACATCCGTCACACCGTCACAACCTCCGGCACCACCGCCACCTCATTCAGAAACTTGACAGCCCTACTCGCCCGGCTGGCCGCATCCCACACGAACGCGTGGTCATTCTTCAGGGCCTTGAGCCATGAACCAATGTAGGCAGCGTGATCCGGCCGTGGATCCGCTGCGATCCCGTGCTGGTTGCAAAGAAACACCGAACCGAGTTCCGCGACCAGTTCCTCGAAAGCGTACTCATCCCGGCCATCCTTGACCTTCTGTCGGTTCGCACGGGCCTCCGGCTTCGTCCAGTGAGTGTGCTCATGGGCAACGGTAGCGAACCACCCGGCGGGCGTCTCGAACTGAGTGTCCAACGGGGTCACGATGAAATCATCCTGCGGGTTGTAGAACGCCCGGTCGGATGGTTGCTCACGCCAATCTGAGCCGATCGACTGGAACCACTCCCGGTGGGCCTGCACGTCGATGTTTTCGTTTACGAGAGGCTGCTCCGGCGGTGGCGGGGCGTCGTCGACCTGAGAGGCATGAAACACGTTGTAGCCTCGCATGATCCGGCGCTCTGTCCAGTCGCCGTGCTCCGGCCGCTTGGACTTCCACTGTCCGCTAGGGCTCACGAACGAACGCCCCCAGTAGATGATGGCTGTCCCGGTCTCGCCCTTGCGGACCTGTGCGCCTAGTTTCGTCCATCCCTTATAGGTGGACCAGCGCGGGTCAGATGGATCCGGTGAGAGGATGGAGAGAATCATCATGTTCCCTCCGGTGTAGACGCTTCCGCTTGATGGGTTGCGCGGCGTCCCGGAGATGCCTTGCCACGGCTTCGTCCATGTCTCCGGCTCGTTGGTTAGGGCGTGGATTACTGCTTCCGTTAGTTTCTGCTGCACTAGGTCGGTCTTAGCACTCATTTGGTTTCTCCCTTGTTGGTCATACAGTAATGCTACCGGTAGTTGACGGGTTTCCACCGTGACATCCGTCACACCAGACCCGCCAAAGCCCCCGGTGATCATCACAACCCACCCGGTCCACGCCAACAAGCCCCCCCGGCTCTCCCGGTGCATCTGGATCTTGCAGCGGTCGTGTGAATCTGCCGCGTGAATCTAGACCCTGGCCCCCTCACGCATCACAAACCATTACATCCCCTCCATTGGTCGGTTGTGACAATGCTGCCTAGTTGCCTTGAGGGTCCAGTTGCCGTAGGAGCCGCCACCTGCGAGGTTGGTGCCGATCTGTTTCGATCGCCGTCACACCCGGTGCATCCAAGTTGCCCAGCCGCATTAGCCATTCCACCTTTCGACAGTCACTTTGTAGGTGTGGTGCTCGCCTTTGACGGTGAACGATGCTTCCGTTTCACCGAGACCGCCCATCGTCATCGTGCTCGGCCATTCGTATGGTGTAAGCCTGCTAATGCCGCCCCGGAGCGCGTTGGAGATCAGTTCCGTTTCGTCCTGCTGGACGAGGTGCCTGATCTGACCGAGCGCCCATTCGCGAGCGTCGGCCATAGTGAGGTGCTGGTACCGCCCGTCGCGGACCCTGCCGGACGGAGAAGCCGCCTCAGCGGCCCACCCCTCAACTTCCTTCCGAACGGTCGCCGTGTAGCGGGTGTCTGTGGTCAGGACGTAGTGCCCGGCCTCAATCTTCTCCCACTCATTCATGCCGACACCCCCTGTTCCGCGCATCCTGAACACACGCGGTCATCGCCAATCATCACGCCTTCACCGTTGGCAACCTCGTCGCCGCACCAGTCGCACGCTAGTTCGGGATTCCTCATGCCGACACCGGTCCTGCTGATGCGTCCACGTCCCGGGACTGCTGCATTCGGGCGGCGCATTCAGCGACAGTCCACTCGCCCTCCATAAGCATCATGCCTTTGGAGACTTCGCCCTCAATGAATCCCAAGGGCACCGGGGTGGTGTTGCCTTCGCCGTCGTGGCCTGCGAACACGACAGGGCCGACGAGCCGATAGCCGCCGTTCCCGGTCCAATGGTTGACGATGTGTGTGGCTAGCAAGTTGAGATAGAAATCCTGTGGGTTTCGTAGCAGCCCTTCTTCGTTGCACCATGCATCGGCTCCTCCCGGGAGGCCAACGCATTCGATCATGCCGTCAACAAGTGTTGACAGGTCGTTGTAGGTGTTGTCTGTGGGGGTGACGCGGAAGGCATCGCCGTTGTCGTTGATTACTAGGTAGTTGGTCATAGGGTAATACTACCGGCAGTTGACGGCTTTCAGACGTGACATCCGTCACAACACCCCCGCCAAAGCCCCCGGTGTCACCTGCATTGCACCAGACCCACCACCGACGTGTGTGAATCCGGTGCAACACGTGTGAATCTAAGACGTGTGAATCTAAGAAGCCCGCAAGGACTTCCTGCCGTCGTTCGTCACAAACCCAGCATGATAGATAGGGACCTGGAGGGCCTCCCCGGCTATCCCATGCCTAACCATGAACGATTCCGCTGTCGCCCGGTACTTCCAGATAGAAGCCTGAGATTTGTCTTTAGTCCCGTAGAAGCGACGCCCATCGGTCATGTACCTGTAGTAATGCCCATGGGTTCCCGGTAGGTCCGCTGGCCGCATAGCCCACATGTCGCCGCAGTCACCCAGCCACGACACAGTTGATTTGAGAGGCCAACGGACAGCCCACCCGGTCATCGGTTCAGGGCATCGCAGAATGCCTCACCCTCAAGGGCCAGTTTGTGGACACGGTCGACAGGTACCGCCCACTCCCTCCCGGTTGAGGTGTGGATCGTGTCCCCGATTTCGGTCCAGACGAGCCGCCAATACGTTTCGGCTGTTTCTGGATCGTTGTCGTAGTCGAGGCCTTCGCCGAGAATGTCGCAGTTCTCCTCCGCCTCCTCGATCATCTCGCCGTTCTGAAACTTGACGCGGCTACGAAATGACGGCTGTTCCTCGATGGAATGAACCGTGAACACCGCCGCTGGGTACAGTTCCGACACCTTCGCTATCCCGACATCGGCAGGACCCCAAGCGGTATCAAACCGGACTGTGACAGTTCCGTCGATGTCGTCGCAAAGAGTTGTGGAACAGTCGCCCCACTTGACACCCCAGTTCTGATTGTCCCAAAGCCTCCGGTCGTTAGACAAGGCGTAGAACCTTACTTCCCCGTCTTCGTCTCTGATTGTGTCCTCTTCCGTGTACGGCGGAGGTGGGATTAGATGCGGAAGGAACCCGATGCCTCTGGCGAGGGCCGCTTCGACGGCTTGCTCGAAAGCACTCGCGGCTGTCCCGGTCACGTCCAATGTGTTGTGTACCCAGTTCGGCATTACATGCCTCCTATCGTGATTTCGTCGTATCCGAGGTCCACGCACTTGACGTGACCCCAGTTGATCTCCGGTGAGAAGGTTTCCACCATTTCTTCGGTTGATTGATTACTACTACTAACCTTAGGCCCCGAATCAGGGAAAACCAACCTCTAGTGGAAGAAATCCCTGATTCGAGACGTGACATCCGTCACACCCTTCAGCACTCGATGCTGATCGGAACGCCACCCGGGTCGACGCCGAACAGCGCCCCGGCGTCGTTCCCCTCGGGATCTTGAGACGCGTACAGGAGCGACCCGTCGGACATCACGAGGGCAGCAGTGGATGACCTCCAGTCCTCCCGGGCCGTCTCTTCGTCGGTCAGTAGGCGGACATGCTTGATGGTTAGCCCGGTGGGCCATGCGTTGCTCATTAGAAAGCCTCCATTGTTTTGACAAACCGGCCAGTCCCGGTCGGCAACTTGCGGGCACGGCCTTTGGCGTACAGGGCCACGATGCACCCGGCTGGATCCTCGTATCGGAAATCGGTGATGTCCCCGTCGATCACTGGGATGCCATGCCATGCATCGGGGTATCCGGTTTCCTTGTGTTCTGCTGGGAAGACGACGGCGACGCACGCCCCGGTGGCGGTCTTTTCCCTGATGTCTTCTATGCCGTGTCGTTCGGTCGCGGAGAACGTGAGACGGTACCTGTCGGTCGGCCATTCGTCCCGGTCCCAGTGCTTCGTGTAGTCGTAGGTGACTACATTGTCTGGTGCTTCAGTTAGAAGCCACCCGGCGTGGTCTTCCCATCGGATGTCGGTAACGACGTTCAGCCGTCGGCCCAACTGTTCGGTCCGCCCGGCCAACTGAACTGTTTCCCAATGGATTAGAGAGCACGCCTCGGATGGGTGCAGGCGAAGAAACTCCATCCGGTCTACTCCGACTTTCTGCGCGTAGGGCATCTCGAGACGGCCCGTGTGCCGGATACAAACCTGCCTGCATGCTTTTGTGGAGTTGGTGCAGGCGTTGAGACCCGACATCCGGTGAGGTGCGCCCGTGAACGAGATCGTCAGGATCCGGTTCTTGACGATTTTCTGGTTTGGTTCGGACAGGTATGAGGCTTTGGCTGTCTGGTAACCGGTGGCCGTCCGGTAGTCCCACCATGCCTCTCGGGCTGTCTTGTGGGCGACAAGGTCGGGTTCCTGATTGACGAGGTAGGCGTTTAGGTTCTTCGTGGTGGTGGTCATGGGTTCATACTACCGGTAGTTGACGGCTTTCCACCGTGACATCCGTCACAACACCCGTCATCACCGTTGGCCGGATGGTCGCATGGGCTATGTGAGCCGTTGTTGTATCTGCTCCATCCGGCGCACGCCTTGGTGGTGGCGATCATGCTGTCTCCGGCGCACACCTTGCGGCATTCGTCCACTTGGACGTGTTCGTCGTCTTCACCAAAAAAGAAGTCCGGCAACATGCCCTTGCAGGCACCATCGTTGACCCAATCCGTCAACGACTCACGGACCGCTGGAGGCATCCGAATGTACCCCGCACCACCAGTCATCAGCCAAGCCCGATCTAGCCTAGTCGGGGCACCGTTCACGGATGCGGTACTACAGAGCGCCGCACCCCGGAGAGTCGAGAGCCTCGTAGCGGACGTACATCCCCCACGTTGAGCCGTCGTCCACGACGAGGGAAGTGCAAGCGTCCCGGTCGGAAACTTCCAGCACCGAACCTTCGGGGAAACCCGCTCCTCCCATCCGTGGGTGCTGCCGGGCAATGACCGCGAACCCTCGCGAAGTGTGGCGAACAATTCGCATGGTGCCCGGATGAGCGATCGGATGGTAGGTGCCCGACAGAGGGAAGCCCGGCCCGTGGCTGGTGCGGCGAACCACGGCACCGACCGGGCCGCAAGCCGCACCGACCGGGCGACCGACGAAGCCATCGGCGGTGACGCCGACGCGGACGCCGTAGGTGTCGAAGATGTATTCGACGATGGTGGTCAGGGTGGCGGTCATCACTTGGCCTCGCACCGGGCAATCAACTCAGCGAGCCGATCCCGGTTCACTTTCAGCGACCGGCCTCGCTGCTGCCAAGCGAACCGGTACTGCTGGCGCTCCGACGGGTACGTCCAATCGCTGTCCCAGTCCTCACCCATCCAGAGCGCAATCAGGAACTCGATCTCGTCGTGGATGCCGACCAGTTCGATCGTGGACACCTCCACCGCTTTGCCTTGCTTGCGGAGCGGCTCGGTGAACAACTCCTCGCCGACCTCGACCCACCACTCCGACCCCTGCTCCTCCATCATGTCGATCGCTGCGTCGGTCAGCCGAACCGGGACGCATGTCCCGTCCATCTCGAAGCCGTCCTCGCTGACGTAGGTAAGGGTGGCGGTCATCACTTGGCCTCCATGACGGTTGTGAACTCAAGGTGCTTGTGGTCATGGGCGATGACCTTCACCCACCGGACCTGACTAAGTTCAATGAAGTGCAGCCGGTCGGTGGCCTCCACGAGGCCGTCGCTGTCGCGTGAAACCTCACGACCCGTCAGGAACCTGTCGCTGACAGCGGAGACCCGGAGGAGGGCAGTGAGGTTCTCGGTCCTGACCCGCAGGTAGTGGGTGGCCGAGTCGCTGGTGTCGTCAAGGACGAACTGGGCTGCTTCTTGGATGGTGAGGGTGGTGGTGGTCATGGGTTCATACTACCGGCAGTTGACGGGTTTCCACCGTGACGTCCGTCACAACACCCCCGGGAGGCAGAAGGGACCAACCAGCCTCGCCCCCCGGGGGAAATCTGGGATTGCAACACACTCGGCCCAGCGGCGTGTGAATCCTGTCTTCCCTGTTGCGGCGTCTGTGAACTCGATGGCACCCATTAGTTGGTCCCCTTCGCTTCGTTGACGATTCGTGTAACAAGTTCAACGAACCAGTCGCCGTCGGTGATCACGTTGATCCGGTGGGTGACAATGGCGTCGATCATGTCAAGCAGATCCCCGCCGATGGCTGCTGCCGTGGCGTCGATGGTCATGACTTCTCCAATGCTGAGGTCAGTTCCCAAACGAGTGCGTTGGCCTGAGTGGGGGAAAGAAACGCCTTGGTGTCCTCCCCGAAACTGATGACGAGAAACGAACCGTCGCGGTAGGCGTCTGCGGTGGGGAGAGACGACGCGTGGATTGCAACGGTCGTCCACTCCTGCTTATCGCTGATGAAATCGATGATGGTTGTGGAGCAGCCCTTGTCGGTCGTGTTTGCTTCGATGGTGAGGAAGTCGCTGAATAGTTGGGGTCTTACTTTGGTGAGCATGTTGGTCCTTTGGTTGTTGGTCTTTACCTCTCACAACCAAGGATAGCGGCACCACACCAAATACCAACCTCTAGTAGACGCTTTATGTGTGACGGGTGGCACACCTCCGGCCCTACCCGGGCGAGCCCCCGGTCGCTTCCTGGTACGTCCGGTGTATCTGGGATGCGTTCCCGGGCGTCTAGGCAGGTGTGAATCTGGGATGCAGTGTCCGGCTCTTCCCGGTGTGTGAATCTGGGATGCAGTTCCCGGTGGGGTTCGGTGTGTGAATCTGGGATGCGTTGGTGGGTTCACATCTGCGTGTGAATCTGTTAGGCATGCTTGACGGGTGGCACGCTACGGGGATGTTTTTGGGTGCTTGTGCAGGTCGGGCCCTGTTTTCGGTGACCACCCTCGCCGGGGGGGGTGTTGGGTAAAACCCCGTGTCTACCGGTAATCCCCAAGTAGAAACCCCAGGGAGAAGGGTCAACCCTAGTTCACCAACGACGCAGAACCATCACCCAAACGCACAGCAACAGCACCCTTCACCACAGCCAACGCAGCAGCCAACCCAGCCGCCACAGCAACCTTCCACTCCGCAACACCAAGATCAAACAACCGATCAGCAGACAAAACACCAAGAGCCGCCTGCAAAAACGTTGCAACCACACGCTCAACCAGATCCTTACTAAACATGACTACCTCACAAAATCGAAGCGCCAGCAGGCGCACGGATGGGTCCTTTTGGTGTTTTTTGGTGTTTGTGGTGTTTGGGTTTTGTGTTGTTTGTTTCTCGTGGTCTTTGGTTCTACTGTTAGATGTTGTTTAGGAGGGTGATGGCTGCAGCAGTGATCGCCGTTATCAAACTTGCGGGAACTGTGTACATCCACCGTTCCACTAAACGGATTCTGTGCTCAATGTCCCTGTTGCGTCTCTCCTGAGCGATTATTAGCGAGTCGAGTTTCCCTTCGATGCCTTCAAGTCTTTCATTCAAAATAGCCAAGGTGACTTCTACGCTGCTCAACTGATTGCCTCCCATGTTGCTTGATCTACTTGGCCTGTAACGGGGAGATCAAGGATGGATTGGACAAGTTTCGTTGTTTTGCGGGTTTCTGAACCGAAGTGTCCGTCTACTTCCAGGAAGTAATCTTCTTCTGTTTCAGTATCCATCAGGATTTCGTTGCAGATTGCTTGCCATTCGGTGACGAGTTCGTGTTCGTCGCCTTCGCTGATTGTTACCTGCCCTGGGGTTTCGGTGCCTTCTGGTTCAATGTTTACGGGTTCTTCTTCAGTGTGTGCAGGTGGAACCCATGGGCATTCGGTTGATAGGCCTGAGTCGGCGTCAGTGGTTGCGTCGGTGTCGTCTGGCCAGGAGCGCAGATACCGGAGTGTTGGGGCCCACGATTCGTTTATGACCCCTGTCGGGTACTGCACCCCTTTGTTTGGGTATGCGGCCAAGAAACCGGTTTCGACAAGTTCGGCGATTAAGCCCCGGATTGTGTCGGCTTGGGCACGGTTGAAGATTCCTTCTACGCCAATGGTGAATCTTTGACGAGTTTCGGGTTCGTAGCCGGTTTCGGTAGACGCGTTCCCTTCAGCGTCAACTATCCAGCCGTGGAATCCAGTCGCGTCGCTGATCCATAGTTCGTTTGCCATACCTGTCTCCTACATTTTGAGGCTAGACACAGATTAGTCGAAGCGGCGTCTTAGCAGCGGAGCCTTGCGGAGACGTGCTGTGGTCGGTGATTCGATTTTGGCGATGGGGGTTCTTGGGAGACGGGTTTCGATTTGTTCGAGAAGGGCGACGAGTTTCGTTACGGTTTCCTCGATCGTGGTGTTCGTTGTGGTGCTCATGAACAGCCCGTTGTTTCTCCGCAGTCGGGACAGATGTGGCATGCTCCTGCTGGCTGCGTCGGGGCAGCGCAGAAATGACACCGGTTCTTCGTGGGTGTTTGTGTTGTAGGTGTGCAGTAATCGGTGTCGTTCACCGTTCCGTCCTTTCGTAGGGTCCCCCAGTTTGTCACATTAAATCGGATAGGTGGCCTGACCATTCCGCATTCTCGACGATTCCTTCTGTACACTTTCGGGTAGGCGGCCTATACGAGGAGTGCCCGATGCGTTACACGATTGAAGGACCAGACAGATCCATCAAGGTTCACGGACTAGGCGGCAAGGTCGCAACCGTTGCTTTGCTACTGCATCTACCAAACGCTTCCACTCGGACAGCAGCAATGTTCGGCAGGTACGCTGCGAAGCGGTGGACGAAGCAACCCGAGTACGCCTGTTTCGACGCCAAGGAAGGCGCTGGGGTTGTGCGCTGGGATGGGCGCCTGTTGACTTTGGACACAGCGGAGCAACTCGATGGCGTTCTTGTCGGGGTGTTGAAGCAGCAGCGTGTCCCTGGGGAAGCGTTGCAGCGGCCCGTTTGGGTTGTGAACGCTGACGCGTCGGTGCTCCGTGCGTAAAAACCCGTTCTCGCCTGACAACTACCCTGGGTCTACGCCGGTCCCCCAGCAGATGAGAAAAGAAATGGGTGCATCGTGGGGGTTTAACGCTCCCTCTGCTGGTCCATCAACTGTTGCTGTGAAGCGGTCCACAGTTGAGCAGTTGAAAAACCTTTTGGACGCTATCTCGTCAACATTTCGTGAGCATGGTATGTTCGATCTTGCCGCTCAGGCGGATGATGTCGCAACCCTACTATAAGGAGCGCTAGTGCCGGTCATTTGTACACAGACTGAGTCGTCGTATGTGAAGGGATGCAGATGCAGCGACTGCCGGGAGGCTCACACCAGTCGAGAGCGGGCACGACGGCACAACAAAAGGCCCGAAGCAACAACAGAAGCAGGCCGACAAACAGAATTGCGGGTTCGGGTGGGCCGGACAGATGAAGACACCCTCACCCGAGGACAGTTGTACAAAGCCAGAGGATGGGACCTCTAACGAAACTTGGGTCCCAGCGCCCACGCCACAAGGGCCCATCGTTCCCCTGTGAGCAACGGATCGACGCTATGCAACGTCCACGACGGAAACAGTGTCGCTAAACCCTGGTTCTGTTCAACCTCCCACCGTTCAGGCCCGTCGTACAGAAGCACTCCGCCTCCCGTGTACTTGCCAGGGTCAGACAACTGAATTGTCGCAGTGAGTTTCCTATTCACATACGACCCACCCCAATCAGTGTGAGGCTTGTAAAAGTCCCCTGGCTGATATCTGATCACTTCCGCATGTGGAAGAATTTCGATATCAAATCCCCATTCCTCGTTGTGACGCTGAACCAACTGCCACAACGGATGGATAACGTCCACTGAGTCGACATGGTACCGAGACGCCGACCTGATCTCTGGCTGCTCACCTGTAACGCCGCCATGTTCCACCGCCGCCGTGTGAGGGTTGTTTCGTTGGGCAGCCTCAACGATTTTTTCACACCGGTCGCTGTCCCACAGTTGCTCTGTTGAAAACGTTTTCATATCGCCCTCCAACGGAACTCTTCTCGCAGTTTTAGAAACCAGCGCCCCAAATCAAACGTTGCGTCCCCTTGATCGGCCTCAGATAGACGCGCCACCGCCCGCTTCTCCCCTTTCGTCAGATAATCTGATTCTTCACTATCTAAATCATGTTTGGCGAGAGTGTCCGCTATCCCCACCGCCATCACAGCCATGCGTTGCACAAACCGGGGATGATCCATGCCGCCTGGGCCGTCATAGTCGTTCCGCAACTGGAGAAGATCCGCTGCCAACGCCCAAGTGGTCACAGAAGGCTCTTTTATTTCGCAAGCCCGAGCCCACGCTGCCGGGGTGCTTTCCCCTCTGAATTCTTCCGCGTCGAACCCCAAGTTCTCCGCCATGTCGGCAAGTTTCGTAGCCTTCACAATGCGTCTCTGCATCTGATACGGGTTCACAGAATCAACCTGATCTTTGATCGCTTCTTAACGAGATGTGTTACAGCGCCAGAAACAGCATCCACCTGATCGTCGTGCCCGCCCTTAGGGAATTGGACACATTCGTCGATCAAGGTTTTATTCCAGCGGCCCTTCATCAAACGAACGTTGCCCATCTCGGCCGCCGACGAAAACACTCTTGCTCTTTCCACTTTCGTCCCAGTTGAACGCACGCCTTTGAAGGCATACCCGACCAACGCCCCGCGAGCGTAATAATCAATGGTGTTTACGCCACCCGAGCCAGGTTCCTGCTCCATCCAAATGGGAACCCCCGTCCCATCCATCTCAGCAGTTTTCTTCACTATCCGCTCCACGTCCGCAGGGGTGCCACGCATTCTTTGAATATCAAGAATGTAGTACCGCCCATCGGATAGGCCGACTAACGCTCCGACTGTCCAATCGGGGTCCTTGCCCTTCGCCTCGGCTGTAGCAGCAAGATCCCAAAAGCGAAGTTTCTTGATGTCGTCAGGCGGATAGTCGACATAGTCGAACCAGTCCTGCTCGAACATGCCGCCCTTCTCTGTGACCTCCCAGTTGCCTTCCAAAAGACGGGCACGTTCCACGGCATCCAACTCCTGGAGGCTTTCCGCATACGCCTGCTGATCCAACGACGGGTTATCAGAAATCAGCGCAGGCATAAACTTTCTATCCCCCTCAGGGTTGAGAATGAACCTGTCGTACACCCAGTCGTTGCCACGGCCGCCAGGGTTCGACGCCGCCCTCACCCTCAATGGAACATCGGCCAATGTCATTCCACACTTAGAGCATGCCTTCAAAGACTTGTCGGGGCTGGGTTTACGCACACGAGAAAACCCGATGTACAAATACACTCTGTCGGTCGCCCACTGCGTCAACTCATCCACACCGACGAACTGGTACGCGAACGACTGGAAGTTGTAACGATCCTCGTCGCGTTCGCAATGCCCCAACGTAAGAGTCGCCCCAGACGGAAACGTCCACCGCTTGTTCGTTACATTGTAAGTAGCGCCCTGGTCCTTGAGCCACTCAGTGGTGCGATCAATGAACCCGTCTGGTCCAGAGAGTTGAGGGAACGTCTGGCGGAGAAGCAGGGCACTGTACCCAGGGACGCAAACGTACTGAAGGGCCGCTATGAGCAGGGTGTCCGTTTTCCCCCCACCGGCAGCCCCGCCGAACAGGGCTTCTCTAGTCGTCGTCCACGACAGAAACGCTTGTTGTTTCGGGTGGGGGTTGTGTGGGAGCCTCAATGAGCACGGCTGCTTCCACTCCATCAGCGTCGCTAATTGTTCTCTCGTCGTCACTGTTTTCTCCATCCCAGGCATCCAATACGTTCGATGGCAAATCTCCTGCATCTACGAGCGCCTGTAGAACTTTACGCTGTCTTTCGCCATCCAACTCGTTTGTGACATGAACGTGAGCGTTGAGTTGTTGCACGGGGCCACCGCCCGCACCCGTTATTTCCAACCGAGTCGCCGGGTCAGACCACCGTTCAGGGAACGCTTTTGCCAGAAACCGTTCCGCTGCACGCCAATCCCCGTCGGCAGCCTCGGTGTACCAGCGGGCCACAAGCGTCGCTTCGGACTGGGCGCGGGCGTCATCCAATTGGTCCACGAACTCCAGGTACTCTTCCTGAATGGGCGTAAGAGCGATGCCTGCCGCCTTGTCTTCTCGGGCGGCGTAACCCTTTTTGCGCCAATCGTAAAACGTGTACCGGGCGATGCCCGCTGCCTGAAAAGCAGTTGATTGGTAGTTGCCTGCCGCTATGAGTTTAATCATCCGTTCACGGCGCTGCTTAGGCACCCTGATTCGTGGCACAGGGAGCGGAACGGTATTGCTTTCTTCTGCTTCGGTCACTTGACTGCCACCCACCCAGCGAAATTCATCCAACGCCAAAAACAGTCGCCGTGCTTAAAGCCGCTGCCATGGAGAAGATTTTCGTTCCATCTCGCCAACAACGGATCAAGGACGCCTTCAAGGCTGAGCCGTTTACGTTCGATCTGTTCGTCCGTGTAACCCATTGTCCTCTTATGGTCGTGATAAATGCCGATCATGTCTTCGTCTAGACGGTTCGTTGCCCCGATCACCTTTTCGACCAAGATGATGCGTCCCCCAGGGCGTAGAACCCTAGCGAACTCATCAATGATGCGTTGGCGGTGCACCACAGGGGTGAACTGAAGCGTCAATACGCAGAGTACCACATCGAAAGACTCGTCCTCGAATGTCAGATGCTCCCGCAAATCCTGATGCGTGAACTCGTACCGGTCGTCGTCTACTAGACGGGCCTTCTCTAGCATCGGTTCAGAAATATCCATACCGCACAAATGCTGAATATTGTGACCATTCTTTTTCGCATATTGGTCCAACTCCGTTAAAGCAAGACCGTTAGAGCAACCAGCATCGAGCACCGAGTTGACACCAACAGGGTCAACTCCGAGCGCCAACGCCGGGATAGCCATAGCGTTAACAGACTCCCGCATCTTGCGGTAATCGGGGATGCTGCGTTCCAACATGTCGTCGAAAACGGCTGCAACATCTTCGTTAAATTCCCAATCAGCCCCTGGCACCACCATGTCGCTCATGGGCGCAGTCTAGGGCAGCAGCGTCTTCCAGGGCTGGGCATCGTCTCGGTTGGCGTCCCGACAATCAACGTTGTTCGCTTTATACATCGACCGTGAAAACTTGTTGGACTCAATGGCAAAGTACAAAGCAGGATCATCGCCGTATCTGGGCATGATAAATTCTTTCAGATACCGGGCTTTGGCTCGGTGGGCGCTGAGGGCTCCCTTGCCTGACGGATCTTTCCACGGGTTAAAGCACACTTCATTGGGTTGCCAACCAGTGAGGCTTTTGATGCGCTCCAAAGTCATGTCTTCGTATATGACTGAACGTGCGGTGCAGAGAATGACGTATTCGTGCTTGAGGAGGCTTACAAGCCAGGACCTGTATTCCTCTACTTCTTGAACAAATTTCGACATGGGTCGATGTTTCGGCATTTCCTTGAAGTTGCTAGATAACGCAACGTTCAGATCTTGGAGGATGATCCGCCCAGAAGGACCGAAAGCAATATCGCTTTTGGTTTGCGGCGCGAAAAGTGACGTGTCCATGGTCACAGTTTAGAGAGCCATTTCAAGTCGGCGGGCGAAGGCATTGAGTGCCTGCTCTGACCGGTCGAGGTTCCCGCCGGGAAATGGAAGATCGAATTCGAATCGGATCGCTTCTGTGAGGGCTACCGGGTCGATCGGTTGCGGGCCACGGCAGACGGCTTGCACTAATTGATTTGGTTTATACAGATACGTTTGCACGTCGTGGAACCCGAGACTCCACAGGTCGCTCCATTCGTCCAGCGAAAAGTATTTCTGCGCCTTCGGGTGCTTCATCAGGTCAGAGACGACGACGCCGTCCTCGTAGCCAGCGGAGAACGACGAATCGAACTGGGTTTCATGGTTGGAGATGTTGTCCTTGAGCCCCATCGCTGCTGCGTACCGGTCGGCTGTTCGCGATATCGCCCCCGCGTATACGGCCGTCCCAGGGTGAGACAAAGCGGAAACGATTCTTACTATGTGTTGGCGATCTGTGTGAAATGGGACGCTATTAAGAACTGACGCTAGGAAAATGGAGTGGAACTCAGTGCCGTCAGCGACCCTTTCCAGGAACACATCGGTGATGTACCGGGCAGCGACGATGTCAAAGCCAGAATCCTTGCCGCCCGTGTAATACGGCTCGAACGCCACACAATCAACGTTCATGGTGTCCCGCATGACGAGGGACTTATCTAACAAGCCCGCCCCGAAGTCCAAAACCGTTGTTCCATACCAGCGCTTCCAAGCCTTGACATGCTTCCCGTTGGTTGGGTCGAACGTGGATGCAGCGCGTTGCGTTTTCCCTGATCTTGACATGGCTGCTATCAAGTCAACGCACATGGTTGGCATCAGAAAATTCTGCCGGTTGCTGGCACGCCGGAACGAGTTGTAGCGGAGGATGTCGGCGTACTTGCCTTCCAAATCGAAATCCATTGACAGGTGGTTCAGGAGCAGATTGGCTAAATCGATCTTGTCGTCGTCCACTACAACAACCTGGACCTCGGGGATGCCTGTCTCCGAAGCGTGTTGAAGCCGTCCCACGCCGTTGACGACCTTGCCTTTGCGGGAGATAACCAACGGGATCGACGTTCTTCCCCAGTGGTAAAGGCTTTCCGCCTGTCGGATTGCATGCGATCGGAACTGCTGGATGTTCTTCCCCGCCAACTCTCTCGTGTCGTCCACCCTGAGCCCCATGCACGGGTACCAGGGGTCAGACCCCACTTCTATCGCTGGGAGGCCTCTGAGGGCCTCCAGAACGGCGCTGAGGGGCAGTCTCTCCGCCAGGCTTTCCCCCGAATCCTGCTTCTCCATGTCATTGGTTGCACGATTGAAGACAATATTGATGCCACGGCGGCGTTCAATGTCCAAATCCTTCAACACAACCACTGGAACTTTCGTAGCGCCAAGGTCCCGCGCCGCATCCAACCTTTGATGGCCAGACAGCACCTCTCCCTCGTCGGTGACATACATGGGGAGCAGCCAACCCAACTTTTCGAGGCTGGCCCTTACCAACTCGAAGCGGCCAGGGTCTGTCCGCCGAGGGTTATACGGCGCTTTAGACAGCGTCCCAATGTCAACCAACACCGGGTGAACAAACTTGGGCCGCCGCGCCTTCATCGCGTCAACGAATACGAATACTGCCACTCCGTGAGAGTGGGATGCTCGGCGACCTTCACAGCCCAAAACGGGTCGTCATACCTCAACACCGTGTCGAACCGTGAAACGAAATACTCGGAGAACCCCGCCTCGATCAGAAGCCAATACGGCGTGCCGGACAGCACCTTTGTTTCATCCTCGTTGAATGTGACGTTCATCTCAGCGCCCCGAAGAGACGGATCGGCTATCAACTCCTTGACCCGCTCCGCTACCTCCTGATACGTCAAATGGATATACCCACCTGAGTCTTGCCCAGGGGCGTACACAAGCGCCGAAGCGGGTGCCGCGAGAATGACCCACAACAGGAACGCTGCGAGCCCCCCAGTCAACGCGACACACCAACGAATTATCCAATCCATCGCTAACCTTTCTTCATTTTCTGAACTCGTTGTTCCCTGTCGTCGGATCAGCAACTGATGCCCACACCTGGAACTGCGACGAATCCAACTGAAGCAACTCGCCGATACGACGGCCACGTTCATCTTTCGTCAAGTACCCATCGGCCATCAAGGACTGTTCCCAATCCGAATACTGTTTGCCGCATGTCGAAATGGTTGACCCGCCGATCTTGACCGTTGCAACCCGACGAACGTCGCCAGGGGCACCAATCATCGCTACAGGGTCTCGTTCCTGAGGGAGATCTTTCAGCACGTCGTCTATATCAACCGGGGAGAACCCTGTCCCGTCGAGGCTGTCTAGATCCATTAGCACTGACGCCAACGCAACGTTGTAGTAACCGGCCTTATCCGCTAAACGGTTGTCGGCCAGCATGATCCGCGCCGCCTCTTCATCAGTTACGTCTACGAGTGTGATCGGGATCTCATCCCACCCCAGAGACCTAACTGCTTGCCAAGTGTTGTTGCCCTTCAAGATCAGGTTCGATGACTCCTGCACGACGAGAGGACGGTAAATGCCGTTGACGCGCAGCGACTCTGCTATCGCCCCGATATCGCCCTGACGGGCGTTCTCCGGATGGGGTTCAATCGAATCGACCGGCACCCACACGCATCCGTCCAATCCTGCATGTCGAGGGGTTTCACCGGATATGTGGCTCCAGCGTTTCCCCGCCTTCGTCGGCTTGGCCTCAGGGTCGTCGGTCAAGCCAAGCCGGACACGGATCGTTTCCAACGCGTCCTTCGAGTCGCCCATAGCGTCGAACCATTCCTGGAAATAGCCCGCCTCCACCAGCAGAAGGTTCTTGCCGACGTGGATCTTCTTCGTTGTCGCCTCAACCGGGTCATTGTCGTCGCTGCTGCCACCGAACAGGTCATCTTCGTCCTCCAACTGCTGAAGTTGTTCCAGCGAACGACGGTCCCACCCCGTACCATCAAGATCGGGGCGGAGACGCTCAATTAGTTTGATCAGGTTCGGACGGTCATAAGTCGCCAAATCCGACGTTCGGTTGTCAGCCAAAAGGATGCGTTTCGCCTGGGCGTCATCGACATCCACATAGATAACAGCGACCTCACCCCAACCCAGGGTCTTCGCCGCTTTCCATGTGTGGTTACCCGCGAGGACGTTGCCGTTTCTCAGGTCGGCGACAATCGGAGAGTACTGGCCGTTGACTCTGAGGCTTTCAGCGATCCCCTGGACATCCCCCCTGCGCGGGTTCGCAGGGTGGGATTGAACAGAATCAATCGGGACAGTCAGATGCTCAAGATCGGCGGCGATGTTCGCCATCGTCGCTAGGCAGCCTGAGTAATCCTGTTGTGGTCTCTGCCGTGAGTGGTCCACTTGTGGATCCACTGCTTGGAACACTCAAGTGCTTCAGCGAGGTTCTCCAACGTTTCGCCATGCTTGCGGGCGAAACGGAGATCGTTCAACAGGGCGTCCTGCGCTCTGTGGTAGTTCTCCTTCGCCGCGACCATGTTGGCGTGGCTGTCCTGCACCAACTGCACAATTTCCTCAACTGGTTCTGTTCTTCTTCTAGGCATAACGCCTCATTCCTCTCTGGGCCTTCGCCCACAATTTGTCGGACTCGGTTTGAGCCCATGTTCTTGCCTTGCTTATCTTTTTGTTTTCGCCGACAGGTTTAAGTCCCTCGGTTTCTATGTCATACGCTGATTTGCCGGATAGTTGTTCCTGCTCCAGTTGCCGAAGCAACCCGTCAGTCTGTTTTGGGGACCTCAAGGTTCACCCAACCTTCGTAGCCGTGCTTCTCAAACAAAACCTCCGCTCGGTAGATCCTGCTGTACCGCAATGCTGCTGTCGGGCCCTGCGTTTTGATTGACTCCTCGGGCATCAGAATGATCCCAGGTTCGTGGTCATCAATCATTACACCGTTCATCACGATGAAGCCGTCGTTGCCGACGCTGATAACTGTGTTCTCATCGATGATTTCCCAACCGTAGAACACCTTGAGTTTACGGTTCAGATTCATCGCCAAGCGCGCCATCATCGAAACGGCGATGTTGTGGGCGATCGAAGCCGCCAACGCCGAATCCTGATCGCCTACGTGTTTATGGGCGATCGCCAAAGCGGCCTCCCACTGGTCGTCTGCAACCTGTAGGGCGCTCGCCATTTCGTCAAGGTCTTGTTGCGGAACGTCTTCACGTCCGCGGGCCAAGTGGTGTTGTGAATTGTTGTTGCTCATGTCTTCCTCATTGTTGTTTGTCATTGTGTCCTCGCTATAAGGGTTTTGACGAGATCGTTCAGGACGCTGTCCTGTGTTGCCTCGTCACCGTCGGTGACGGCGTCCACAACGACCCGCTTCTTTTGGATCAGTTCGTAGATGTCGTCATCGATAGTTCCTTCGGCCAGCATGTACCACGCTGACACGTTGTTGCTTTGGCCGATGCGGTGGCACCGGTCCTCGGCCTGGTCATGTTCGGCTGGGGTCCAGCCCTGCTCAACGAACAGAACATCTGACGCCGAGGTGAGGGTAAGGCCCACCCCGCCAGCCTTCATGTTCAAAACAATCACGCGGCTGTCCTCGTCATTCTGGAAAGCGTCGATTGCTTCTTGGCGCTTGTCCATGGAATCCTTGCCAGCAACACGCAAGCCGCCATACCGACTGGCGATCTGATCCACCACAGAAACGTGGTGGGCGAAGACAACCAACTTGCGGTTGGTGCTGTCCAGGAACGTGTCGATCCATTCACACGCAGCGTCCACTTTGCCTTCACCAGCGAGACGCTTGAGAGTCGTGATCTTCGCAAGTTGGTCAGCGGCGTTGCCACTGGAACCACTCTCTGAGAAATACGCCAACGTGTCGGCCTCGGCCGCACGGTACTCCTTGATCGCCGGACCACTCAGGTCGACCTCGATTGTGTAACGCTCCTTTTCGGGAAGTTCGATCAGCACGTCAACCTTGTTGCGTCGGACGTAACAGGTCTGGCGGAGTGTCGTGTTCAACTCTTCCTCATTGGAGGAACCCGTGAAATCCCAACCCCAGCCGTTGTGCTTGGCGTTGCAGTACCGCTTCCTGAAATTCCACGACCCGCCGAAATCTTCGATGCGATCAAGGATCTCCAATTGTGCCACCAATTCGACGGGGCGGTTCAAAACAGGCGTACCGGTCAACGCTAGGACCATGCCCTCATCGGGGATGGCTTTTGCGATGTCTTTGAGCGCCTTGGTTCGCGCCGCCGCAGAGTTCTTCGCGTAATGGCTCTCGTCGAAGATCAGCGACTGAAAGCCCACGGCGATCAAGGCATCCTTCTGCCTGGAGAGAATGTCATAGTTGACAATCACCACGTCAGCGTTCTTCACACCAGTCTTGCTGTCCACGACATGCGTGGTCTTGCCGGGCAACCACATGCGAACCTCGCGCTGCCAGTTGCGCTTCAGGGAAGCGGGGCAAACAACAAGCGCCGGGTAAGCGTCACCGGCCTGCACCGACGCCAAGGCCTGAACGGTTTTACCCAAACCCATTTCGTCAGCAATGAACGCCCGCCGCGTGTCGAGGGCATAGCGGACACCTGCCTTTTGGAAAGGCCTGAGCGCAAGCGCCACACCGGTATCGGGGTGGACGGTACCCAAGCCCTTGACTACGAGATCTGCTTCCTTGGCTTCCGAATCGACGCCGCGGTTAACGGCTTCAGCCACCTTCTTCTGCAACTGGGCCTTGATCTCTGGATCGATATCAAAGTCATACACAGCGGCGACGCCAAGAGCCTGCTGAACGGACGTTGCGGGGATCATCCAAACCTTGCGCTTGGAATCCCACCTGCGTCCCGTGATGGCCTTGACAGCATCGACAACATCCCCCTCATAGTCAAACGTGAAGACGAGAGTGCGCCCTTCGAGTGTGACGGTCCGCTCCGGAGCGAGTGCCTCTGGGGCTGCCGCCTTCTGTGAAGCAAGGGCTTCTGCTACTACAGCATCCGTGGCGAAGTCGTGGGTCTCCACAAACGCACGGAGCATCCCCGCAGCGTCGATAGGAACGAACCAGCGCTTCCTGTTGGAGTCCCAGCGGGACCCAACGATTTTCCTGATGGCCGACACAAGGGCCCCGTCGTAGTGGAAAGCAACAACGAACATGTCGTCTTCAAGGATGACGGAGCGCGACAGAGCAGCCTCACGGACTCGTTCCGCTTGGCGTGCTTCGTCGCGTCCATCCCCACGAACCTCAGGCGGGGTTGGGAGATCGGCGTAGGAGTAGCCGTGTTTCTCCAACTGGCTCTTGTACTTGGCCAGCATGCGGTACGTCTCCCAGGTGACGGCGTCCGACATTTCGGACGGGTCCATCCCTACGACTCGGTGGCCGAACTTGGTGTCACTCCCGTTGAAGCCAACGCCGTCGTCGGAGGAGGCCCCGTCGCACTGCGACGCGATGGAGGCGCAAGCAGCCCAGATGGTGGTCTTTGTGTCTTCTTCTATGGTCATGGTCATGTCTTCACTCGTTTCAGTGGTTTCGTACACACATCTATGCTACCACCGGTTGACCGAACTGCCAACCTCTGGAGCGAGACGACGCTCGTCACGCCCCTACGAGTTTCTGGCGCTCATCCTCAATGTGTGAATCTCCCGAGCCAACGACACCATTTGCTGAACCAGTGGCTTTGACACACCCAACTTTTTCGCTATCTGCGAATAAGTAAACCCGCCACCGCCGTTTCCAAAATCACACGCCTCTTTCACAGAAAGTGCCCGCTGGGTAATCACTGTCTCCCTGAACAAATGCAACGCTGGCAAAACTTTGGTGTTCAAAATCCGAGCCCGCTCCAACGGGTCCTCGGTATCCATCGCTTCTCTCATCAGGGGATCCAGTTTGATCATCGGGCCCCAACCTCGTTCACTACGATCAGCGCCCTGTCGTCCCCGCCGTCGACCTGAGGGGCACGGAACTCTAGGGCCCGCACAAAGTTTGGGCCGTCGTCGGGGAGCACCCCAGCGTCCACCAGCCCGTCGATACATGCCTTTGCCACCGGGAAATGGCCACCAGTGTCAGCCATGTGGCGGCGATCTTTCCGCAGCGGGACAAACACCACCTCAATTGCTTTCAGCGGAGGAACCCCCGCCTCCGTCGCCACATGAAGCGCTGCCTCTCGCCACGCTTTCACCAACTTCGCCCGCTTGTGATAATGCATACCTCGCTCGCTGTTCAAGGTGAACAACTTCCCTGGGATCACGAGCGTCCAACAACGATTCACATAGGCAGCCTATCCGCGCGTGGTTTGTCATTGGAGGGATTCCCTGATCCCACGAAGACGCTCCGCCGATTCCTCCTTCGACAGGGGACGCCCCGCCCCAAGGGCCGGACGGTAAATCTCTATTTTTCTACAAGCCAAGAGGTGCTCGCGGAACTCCGCCCACGACGGCCAAAACTTGCAGTTGTCCTCCACGCTTTTCGCTGCCACGGTCGCTTGGTCAAAATCAAACGGGGCAAGATTCGACGCCCAGTTGTGGACCTCTTCGGTGCTCAACTTTTTCGACGGGAACGACAAGGCGAGTTTCGCCAAAACGTAATCCGATTCGTCTTCGGTCATCACGCCCACCGGGTGGCCTTACGAGAGCCCGACTGGCGCTGTTCGGCGCGCTTCGTAAAACCCTCTTGCTTCTCCTTCTCGGCCCGTTCTTCGCGGGCCTCATCCAGGTCCTTCTTCGTGAACGTTCCGTCCGTGTAGTTCGTGTCGATTCCCATGCCGTTCCTCTCTCACTTGTTTGATTGCGTCCCACCCCTTTGGGGCGGTTGTGGTTTCTTCCGCCGACATCGTTGCCGGGTCCAACTCAGACCAGTGATTGGCGATCGCCATCGGAGTCATCGAAGCACCTGGAAACTTGCGGCGGTACATCTTTGCTCGTGTGTGGATTTCTTCTGCTGTCGCTTTGGACTCCTTGAGCAACTTCACGGCACGGTTGTAGCGGCCGCGTTCGTTGCTGTTGATTGTCGCCGCGTTCACTCCGCAGGTTTCCATGAGCGCGTCCCAGATAGCGTCACGCTTGCGTTGACGTTCTGGGCGCTTAGGTTCCAGAGCGGTTTTATTACGGTTATATAACGGTTCGGTAGTCAGGGCTTGACCACCCTGGGTAGTCAGGGCTTGACCACCCTGGGTAGTCAGGGCTTGACCACCCTGGGTAGTCACAGTGACCACCCTCGTTTCAGGTTCATCGGGCCCAGGGTGGTCAGACTGACCACCCTCATTCTCATTGGCGGGGGCTTCATTCTCATTACTGTCAGGGGCAAGTTCGAGTTTCACCACCGGAGCGAAGTCCATCTCCACCGTGTACGACGTGGACTTTCGGCCATTCCCAGACGACTTGGTGAGAAGCCCCCGTTCCACAAGTTTTTTCACACACCGCTGAACCGTTGACTTCGACAATCGCGTATACCGGGCCAACGTCTCCAACGACGGGAACGCACCCGCCCCGTTCGGTTGAGCGTGGTTAGCGATTCCCAACAAGACGAACTTTTCGTTAGTGGTCACCTCGCCCTCCAACTCCAGAACCCACACCATGCATTCAATCGCCACTAGGTCTCCTGCGGTTACTTAATTGTGGACACGGCCGATGACAGCCTTCACGCTGCGCTTGACATCGCAGAAACTGTCAGGGTCCACGCCTGGGATGTGCGCCCGCAAAGCGGTCACCCTCCAGTCGCGGAAGGCCGCACACGCTAGCAGCCGCTCCACGACAGCGTCCAACCATGGAGCGACAATCGCCCGTTCACTAACAAACTCACCGGTTTCCTGATCCAAGTACTCGCGTTGAGCGATCTCGTCGAGAGCCGTATTCACCACAGCACGAATCAAAACCTTGTTTTGCCAATTCGTCCGATAATTCGATACCCGCTTCTCAACTGTCAAAGGCCCGCGTTCAAACTTCCGTGTTTCCAACCGATCCATGATCGTGACCAATGTCGGGTTGGCTTCGTTATCGATCTCACGGACATCAGCCTTCAGTGCCTTGATGACCTCCAACAGGTCGACCATCTGATCGGCGGTTTCAGCGAGATCCCCACCCTCAGCCGCTTCCTGGGCCTCCCGGATCGTGTCATTGAGAAGCAGCCGCAGATCACGGGCCTGCTCTTCGATTTCAACAATTCGTTCATTAAGCGCCACGATCGAACACCCTCAACCTCAAACCGGGACGGTCAGCATTCTCGGGTGACACAATTATCCGATCCACGACGGCAAGCAACGTGTGTCCCCCGTCCATTAGCGCCGACAACTCCTTCGCTGTTTGCTTGGGGACATACCCGACGTGTCTCTCCCCGACGGCGACCTTGATGGCGTTCGGGTCTACAGGATTGTGAGACTCGCGAATGAGATGTGCCCTCAGGGGACGCCCCGCCAATGCGATGGCGCGACCCACAGCAAAGATATTCGCCGGATAATCGGAACCTCTGAACGTCACCCCCACAACGGGGACTTCGATCGGCGATTTAACCATTGGGGGCTCCGAACAGAGCATCGTCGTCAGCTAAACTATCGGCGTACTCGTCGCTGATCGTTGAGACGGCAGCGTAGACAGCGTTGTATTGGCTACGACTCACCATGGGCCAACATCTGCCATTGACCTTGTCATGCGCCGCACGCGCTTTGTCTTGGAACTCGTCCGACAGTTCAGAGACCATCGCCTTCAACGCGTCGTGGGCTTCTTCCTGTGCGAACAGGTCAGGCCACGCATCGGCGCTGTCGATTATTGCGACCTCCTCCTCCGTGATCTCTTCGATATCGATGATGTCGTCTGCTCCGCTTAACGCAACGATTGTTTCATTTTTGACTTCAATGACAGCCGTTTCGTTTTCTGGCGCTGGGGGGAGTTCCGCTGGCGCATCTAACGCTTCAATGCCGTGCCGGATTGCTGAATGCTCGGCCATGCGCTTCTTGTACTGCACAAAGACGCGCAGATCGTCCGTAGTGTCTGGATAGCCGCCACGCTTCAAAGCGCGACCGAGAGCCTTCGTGCACAGGATGTTCCATCCGTCGCTGACATGCTCGCTGCGACCACCCTTCGCATCAGATACAGGCTTGTACCCAACAATTGGGGAGGTGTCGCCGGGGTGCTTGAAGATGGTAGCGACGCAGTACTGTTCGCTGCCCCCGAAGTCTTTTGGGATACCAAGTTCGATGCCTGGGGCGGCGTGGAACTCGACGCTAGCGTCTGGGTGGTCTTCCTTGAAAATCCCCCAGCGGAGCGATGGGCTAACGTAATTTTCGGCGATTTGTGCCATGTCTTTATGCCTCCTGATCAGGTGGTTTGTGGGTTTGACTCCGCGGCAACCATCTAGATGTACGTAATGGGCCTCGCGGCGTCCAGAACGATCATACCGTGGCGTGCCAGTAGACACAACCTCTTCGTTAGATCTCCCGCCCACCCACAGATACCACAGCGTTATTGAACAGATGCTGCAATACAGCAAACTGATTAGCCCCGCCCGTCAAATTGAACATGGCGACGACATCCCAATAATCGTCATCCTGGGATTCCTTGATATGGATGAACGCTTCTTTATCGAACAGCCGGACACCAAGAACTAAAGCAGTCGCCATCCCGTACTCAGGGACGGCGCAGCCCAACCGGTACCTGTAAGAAGCCATGCCCTATTCTTGCCCACAGCGAAGGGCGAGGGAGTTATGCGTCGTCGTCTACGACAACAGCCGAGGCAGGCTCAGTCATGTCGGCAATGATGTCGGAATGCTGAGCACGCATAGCGTCAATCAAAGCATCCTTAACAGCCATCTCCGCTGTCATCTGAGCAATCTGAGTTGTCAAGCGATTGATAACCGCCTGAACGTCGATCTGTGGATCCGCTGTCTGGGTATCAGTCATGCGGGGAGTCTACAGGGTGGGATCGGCAACGGCGGCGATTGCTTCCTGCCGCGCCATGTTCCACAACTCTGTGTTCACCAAGGCTTGCACCCAATCGGTGACAACTGTGAGGCGCTCTTCGGCGGTGACTGCTTCGGCGCCCAGGTAGGCAACGAACGCCTCGACACGAGCGTCGGGCATGGTGGATGTGAATGTGGCCATAAAGGGAGTCTACTCCTAAGTTTCGAGGACCGTTAGACGGGTCTCTAGGGATTGTACAACAGCAACGAGATCAGCGATTATTGCTTTATCTGAATAGTTCACAGGGACAGTGTCGCCGAGCGACATCCCGTCTTCATATTGAATTTCCTGATCTGTTTCGGGGTCCACCCACCCCCAGGAAGCCATCCAATGGTCTACTTCTGCGACCTCTTCAGCGATAAATCCTCGCTGCAACGTGAACGGAACGTAACCGTTTGTACCGTCTCCGATGTGAGACTGTTTGAACGTGAACTCAACCGGCCTGAGGGCCTTCAAGCGGTTGAGGGCCTCGTCGGACGGGATGGTGCCGACTACGTTTTTGTGGGCAGCCATCGACGTGTATATCTGAAGGTCCCACCCACTCCTCGTTATGTACCCGCCCCAAGTGGCGGTAGAAGGGAGCACGAGTTGAACGCCGCTGCCGTGAGCGAGCACTTTGGTGGAGCCAGCGGCTATTAGTGAAATGTTGCCGCCGTTGGTTGAGCCGTTTATCACCCTGTAAGAATTGTTACTGCCCAGACTCAGGCTGCCGCCAGTGACAAGAAGCCCGTAGGTGTAGGTTTGGGCCACACTCGTTGTGCCGTGGTACAGGTTCACTTGCGACCCAGTGGACTCAACGCCGCCGGAACCCCCGCCGTTGCCGCGCAACCAGCCACTTTGGTTCGAACCACCAGTCAGCACCATCCCGCCGCCAGTGGAACCCTGGACCCAATTGCCGGTTGAGAAGTTGATTGCTCCAGACAAGGTCCCGCCAGACAACGGGAGGAAAGACCCCAAGGCAACAAGGTTTGAAATCGTGACTCTTTTGTGGAGCGAAGTGCTGATGTCGTATATGGGCACCCAATCACCAGTAGCCGGAGTGACAGTGCTCAGATTGTTGAACACATCCAACGCCAAGGAAGGCGTAGGCCCCCCAGGGCTTGTCGACTTCAAACCACCTGAACTATCCGCACCGACGTAGGTGACATCGCCGCCACCCAAATCCAAGATCCCTTGAACGGTGATCGACCTGTGCGCTGTAAGCGACCCGTCATAAATAGCAAGTTTGTCGGTGGCCACCGGAGTCGCGGCTGTCATGTTGTTGATGTCGAGTTCAGTGCGAATAGCGTTGCCCACACGAACAACGTTGAGGCCAGCGTTGCTTACCTTCGTGAAATCAATCGTTTCACCATCCGTGATCTCGGTTGAGACCCCGCCACTTGCTGAAACATTCCACGAATAGCCGCTGGCGGTACCGGCGTCCAAAACGTCCTGGACAGTCGCGTACTTGTGCGCGCCGCCAGTGACATCGTAAACAGCGATTCTGTCCGTGCCGACAAGGATGGAAGACCCGATCCATCCCATGTTTCCAAAGTCGAGGGCTGTGCGGATCGTGGTCCCCGCTGGGCGGGTTACTGCTATGCCAGCGCCACCAACGTTGGTGAAGTCAACACGGTCGCCGTCGCTGACCGTTACAGAAGAACTTGTAGAGGCGTAGTTTGCCGACAACTCCCACGAATATGAACCGCCGACGCTCACAGGATCGCCGCTCCAATAAAGCGTCCCAGAAGCGTTATACAACTTGTTCGTAACGACCGCTGGGGTGTTGGTCACAAACTCGATGCCGTTGCGTGGGACCTGGACCTGCGACCCCCCCGAAAACGTGCCAAGGTAAATAGTGCTGCCGTCAAGAGAAAGATTGCCACCCGCCCACACCGTGATTTTGTCGGCGTTTGTCGTAGTTGCTACAACCCTTATTCCCTCACCTGCCCCACCAGTCGACGGAGGGTTCCGAACTTCGACGTAAGTGGAACCAGTTCCAGCACCGGATTGCATTCGCAAACCACCAGAACTCCCGCCTATGCTCATTGCCCCACCGACAACAGAACCATAAGTTGTCGACAGGTTGCTCGACAACCACTCCAGGGCAGTTGTTGTTGTCCACGACCCATAGTCACTGGTGGCGACCCGCAAGCGAACCTTGCCCGAGCCGCCCATCACCACACTGGTCCCATAGTTTGCGTCGCCCAACGTGATGCTTTTCGCTATCACATTTCCTGAAGTGTCAACCTGGAATCTGCCAGAGTTGATACTTATTTGGCCAGCGGTGAGTTTCCCCTTGATTTCCAACTCGGAGCCGTCCCAATGCAGCGAGTTGGTAGAGCCACCAACGAAGAAATCGGTTCCGTCGGCCTTGAAACGCGGGTTGTCGTTGCCGGTAACGGCGGCGGTGAACGACGCGTAGTCCCCCCACCACATGTTCCCACTGTGGTCGATTGTGAAGGTCCTGGCCGAAGGCATTTGCCCAGCGTTTGAAGCCCCTGTGGGTTGTGGCATAACAATTGAAGACGTGATCACTTCCCCAGCGTTGATGTCAGACGCCGTAATGGTCCCAGCCAAAATCTCCGTGCTGGTAATCGTCCCCGCCCTGATATGCGACGCGTGAATCGTGTCCTCACCAATCCACACACCAGTCTGCGACTCATCATCAGAGTCCAAAGACACCGGAACAGTTGAAGACCAATCACCCTCAGTGCCGTCCCAATTGATTGCCCGAGCCCGCACATAGTGGGTTCGGCCCCCCGACTGAGACAACAAGCCTGGGATGATGAACCCGTCCCCTGTTGGGACGAATGCTTGACGAGCAGCGGGATTGGAATCACCAGACGTTTGCCCGCCGACAGTTCTCGTCCAGGTATTGCCGGAGGCCCAATTGGCAGAGCCCCCAGTGGCATTCGAAACCTGGATCTCATACTTGCCGCGATTCCCCGACATCGTGACATTCGAACCAGTGTTCAAATCGTTGAACTTCACCAAAATCGCGTTCAACATTCCGAACAACGAAACACCGCTGATCTGAGAAGGCTTATCCGGATCGCTTGACGTGCCCTCCCCCGACGCCGTCATCGTGAACGTCGCCTCCGTAGAAGCATCACTAATGTGACCCAATTTTGAAATGGCACGAACATTCGCCTTGTACGTTCCCCCCTTCGTACCAAACCCGCTGATATCCATCGTCTGCCCAGTCACACCGCGTTCAACGGGACGCGAAAGCCTGTATTTCTGACTCGACGCCGCCGAGTTGTAAACCTCGGCCTCGTAGTGGGCTATCTCGTTTTCCCAACCAGCAGGCTGATTAAATGACAGTGTCGCCCGCCTAGACAAACCCTCCTTGCCGGAAACAACAGTCAGATTTGTTGGAGGGTTCGGCTTCGCACTCGACGTGACGTTCTTCTGACCAACCAGGTCCGAATACTGCTCCGTGTCTTCCTTTTTCTCCAACCGAGCGATAACGTTCGCTACCACATCGCCGATCGTTACCTCAACCGTTGAAGACGTTGCGCTGAGATTCGCCGACAAACCGACTACTTGACGGTTCCGAACAGTCCCAGCCTCGTACTCAATGCGAACCTTGTCGCCGACCGTGAAATCCAACCATGCCTGCGTTGTGTCCGTCTCTACATACTGGAATGTGAATTCATCCAACGGATCTTTCACGTCATTCAAAGCGGCTTTCGTTGCCTCAATGTTGCCCTGGCCGTGGGCATTGTCGTGGCCAACAAATCCTTCGCGACGGCCGTAAGTAGTTACTGCCGCAGAATCGGTTTCATGTTCAAACACCCACCCGTTAGAACCAATCATGTGACTTCGCAAATCGGTACGGCGGAAAGCGTTAGCCGAACGGACAGCATTCGGGACAGTCAACAAAATCGTGCCGGTCTTATCTATGCCGACGCTTTTCGCTAAAGAAATCTCGCCACTAGGGGAAACCATCCACTGTGCCTGCGCCTGCAACTCGGCGCACTGCTCCAAAGTGTCCAACATGTTTTGCCCAGACGGAACTTCAAACAGCCAAGTCACATCGGCCGACGGGTAAGTTCCCGTAGCGTTCCAAGCCGTCCCAGCCGAATCCGTCGTCACTGTCGTGCCTGACTTCAGCGACAGAGGCCACGACACCCCGCTGCTATTGCGGCTCGCTGTTCCAGTGACGATATCTGCCGTTACCCCCGCAACGGTTTCCTGCCAAGTCTGAACACTCCCGACGTCGGCTTCGTTGAACAGGTAGACGAAGGCTCCGCCGCCGTAAGCCTTATATTTCGGGCTGTCAACCGAATACGTTCCCGCGTCCAACTCTGTTGGATCCGAATGTGAATCACCGAAACCACGGTTCGTATATTCAACAAGACCGTCAGGATCCGCTGCCGATTCATCCCACCCGCCAGGGAGAACAATCGCCCATTGCAAACATGCGATGATGCCGCGACCGCCCATGACAACGCGGCGGCGAGCACCTACATATTCGATTTCGGCTTCCTCAATAATGAACGTAAATACCAACTGGCCGGACCGCAACACCTGAAGGCCGTAATTGCCTTCCCACGGGTAAGCGCTGTTGGCGGACTGGAAATCCGACAACCATGTTTCGTCGAAATCAACTTCAAGGCTGCCATGCCCAGGGGAGTTCAACATGTCGCCGAACTGCAACGAATGCCAATTCGGCACGTGTGAAACAACAGTCAAACTGTCGGACGCCAGATTTACGACCCTTACATCCCACGGGGTTTCCGTAGACATTAGATAAACGCTTTGGTGTAGGTGATCGTGTAGGAGACGTTAGAGGAAAGAGTATTCGTTACGCCGGGACGCAACTGAAACCAATCAGTGGTTGTGGAACCGGTTCGGTCAACATTGCCAGTCACATCCGTTGCCCCGATTTTCGCTGTGTAGGCAGTCGTGTCGAAAGTTACTGTGCCTGAAGGTGTCCCAGAATACGTCAACTTGCTACCCGTTGTCGTATTCTGGATGTACGGGTTCGCAGTACCGCTAGCCAAAGCGATCGTCATGCGTGTCATTAGTCCAGTGCCACCAGGGTTGCCGGAAGCAGTCAAAGTCGAATTCGTTTTCGTGCCCGACGAAGAGCATTCATACCAGCGCGGGTCCATGTACAAGATTTGAGCCGTGAACTGTGTGTCGGAGAACGTAGCATAATCCTCTGTTTGGATTTGCCCGTTTACTTCTCCGTAGTTGACGCGGTAAACAGTAACAGGGCTAGACGGGGACGCTTTTACATTGCGAACTACTTGTAGGGGGGCGTCGTACCCGCTTGCCGCATGGTTCGTCAACAAAATTCCCATAACAGCATCCCAATTGTCGTGGTATTGGGCGCGTTGACCATCAGTTGTAGAGGGTCGTATACCGCTGGCGTTTTCGTCAGATACCCACATCGTCCACGACTCGGTGCGTCCGCCCATGCGTTTCCTGCGCCAACGCAAACCGTGGTCCATCGCGGGCGTCAGATTTTCGCCGCGCAGAAGCGGTGTCGAATCAGCCAACGATTCGATAGCGAACCTGGGACCAGCGAACGAAGTCCCGTTGACGGTGTAAGACTCAACCCATGCCATCAATGTCTCCCGCGGGGGGGCTGTGAGGGGTCGTGGTTGCGACCCGTGTTCAGTGAGGGGGTTGGCGTGGTTGAATTATTATTGATTATGCCCCCCTGGGCGCTACTCCCAATCATCCTTGCCAGATTGACAAACTCGGGGTTTATAACGTCAGCGACGGTCTCGCCCATCGCCACCGGATCGTCGGTTGTCGTCGTGATGTTGATGATCACCGACGGATCCATTGTGAACCCAAACTTGCCGATGCCGCTAGGCCCGCCGATATCCGTGATCACGGGGGGGAGGTCCTGGAAGGTGGTACGAAGCACGCCAAGGCTAAACGTGTCAGCGTCGAATTCTTCCAAGAATCTCGCCAATTCGGGGCTACCTGCTTGCTGGCTGAACTCGGAACCTGGGATAACGCCTCCCGCTGCAAACGTGACAGGGGCGTTTGCAGCCTCTTCTGCTGCCAAGTCGGCAACCTCTTTGTTCACATCATGGAGCCCCTCCCCGACTTCCTTGATGGCCCTTCTGATTTCAGGGCTAAACATTTTCTCAAAAATGTTGTCACCCTCAGTGTCCATGTCGATAAGGGTTTGGGTTTCGTCAACACTAAGACCCATCGTGTCGGCAAGATTCTTAAACATTTCAATGGCTTTGTCACCCTCCATTCTCATAGCCGCCTGGGCATTTGCTGCTTCCTGCCCAGCGTCCATCAGGGCAATCTGCGCCCGCCCCACAGGCGAACCTGAACCAACAGCAGCGTCGAAATCTGCGAGCGCCTCCTGGGCGTCCAGGAGCGACAGCCTCAAATCTGCCTGACGCCCCTGGCCCAAACGAAGAGAGCGCTCGGCGTCTGCTACACCGCTTTGCAACGCAGTCCTCGTCAAGCCCTCTCGTTTCGTGGTTATCCCTCCAGCGCCGAACTCGCGTTCTGCTTTCTTCAATTGCAAGCGAGCGTCTTCCATATCAAATACTGAAGTCAGGGCTCTAGAAACAGCGCCGGTGCGTGTCCTGGCAACAGAAATAGCGTCTTCGATCAAATCCCTGACAGCGTTGATAATCTGCGACTTGTCTTCAAGAATACCGGAAGCGATGCCGTGTGTTATCGGCTGGCCAATTTCTTTAGCGAACCGCACCGACGGGGATCTAATCCCAAGAATCGTTTTGATTCCTCTGATCATGTTCTCAAAGATTCGTTCCGCCGTCGCCACTAACACCGGTTCGGCTTCGATGAGACCTTCACCAACGCCTTCCATTAGAGCGACCCCGATGTCGAGCCCTTTGCCGTCAATGAAATTCTGGGTTCTGTTCGCCATCCGCTCAGCGGCAGCAAGAAGTTCCTCAGAAGCGGTTTCTTTATCATCAACAAAGAGAAGAGAAATATTCTCGGGGGTTATGTTGAGTTCACGAAAAATGTCTTTAAGGGCATTTGGGTCAACTTGGTTTTGTAATGCTGTCACTTCGATCGCCCCCAGGAATGACTGAAATTGGGCTTCAGCCTCCTCCACCGACCCACCCGCTTCGATTATCCCCTCAGAGTATTCGAGAGCACCTTCGAGTTGATCCCGTAGCGAACTTCGCGACTTCCTCCCAGCCTCCGAGAACTGGTCCATGGCCCCGCCCGAGTCGCGCAACGAATTGGCCATATCTTGGAGACCGTCATTGAATGAGGTGAACGACTCATCGAGGTTAAACGCTCGCCCAATAATGTTGTCAAACCGTTTCGTTAATTCCCGAGACGCTGCGTCGGCAGTTTCAAACCCTGTTTCCATGGTAGCCAGCGCCGAACCAACGGTTTCCCCCATTTGTTCGGCAGCGTCGTCAATAGCAAGAAAGGCCTGCTCCTGCTTCTTCGCCAACCGGACTGCTTCTTTGAATAGAGCAAGTTCTCGCTCCTGGCCCTCCAGCCTACTTATTTCAAGAGCGAACCTAGGGTCCGCCGCCGCCTGAGCGAAATGTTCCGCCAGCATTTTGATGTTGTTCATCCCACCAAACGCTTGCTTTGACAACTCTGTTGTGTCGTCAGCGACAGCAAGAAATAGGTCAGATACCGAATTGATGCTTCCCAAATCGTCGATGTTGAACTGACTGACCGTGCCCAAAGAGTTGATCCACGCGGCCTCCATGACCGCTGCTGCTTCTTCTTGGGTAACGCCCATACTTACGGCTTGCGAAGTGATATTTTCCATCATCGATTCATACATAAACAAAGCATCATCTACTCTGCGCGAACCGAGAGCCTCCACGAATTCGCCAACAGGTTTTTCCAACGCTTCCGCGAGTCCGCCCATCTGCGGCTCTTCGGCTATCAGGAACTCTTCAAAAGTAGGCGGTGTCATGCTCGGCCCTACGTCTCCCACAAAATCCTCCCAGTCGTCCAACTGAGCCAAAATCGTTTTTTGGGCAGTGGTGAACATCCGCTCCGACCAGAGGCCGACACGCGTTGCAGCGATTGCCTCTTGATCCGATCCGCTTAGCAGGACGGTAACGGCTTCGTCCATGCCTCCTTCGAACCCTGTGAATAGCCGTGAGAAGAAATCGGAGGCACCAAACTCCAGCCGGAATTGGTTGATCAACCGGTCGAGGGCCTCGCGGTTGGCGGTGTTGTCCCCAGCGGAAAAGAATCTGATCAGCAACGCTTCTTCGGCTTCCATCAAGCCGACATCGTCGCTTATCTTTTTAGCATCGGCGATCAGCGTGTCAAAAGTAGACCTAAAGTTTTCGGCAATACGTCCCCCTTCTGTCGCTGCGCCCACTTGCCGCAACGCGTCCACGACACGCAAAATAGGTGTTATCGCTGCGTCGCCCACGAGTCGGATGTCGTCCAACTCGTCTACCAGATCATGCATTTCTCTCGCCGCTGATCGAGATTCCTTCCCCATCTTAAAGAAGTGGCTGGCGATAAGCCCAAGAGCGACCAATGCCACGCCGATCCCCGTGCCGATGAGGGCCGCTTTCGTCGCTAGGCCAAACATGACCATTGCTCTAGCGGCAGTGGTGGTTGTAACAGCGACTCCCGTCATTGCACCAGCGGTCCCAACCGCAGAAGCATTGAACAGGGTCCCCTGTGCCGTGGCTGCCGCCGATGTTGCAGCGTATTGGGCCATGGCAGCCTTGGCGAATATGAACATGGTTCCGACTGTGCCCATTACGGTGAGAAGGGTTCCGAACCCTACGGCGACGACAGTGACTAGGATCGCTATCCCAGCCAGCGCCTTACCCGCGATCCCGCCACGGCCCACAAGTTGCGCCAGAGAAGTAACTGCTCCGATCACGCTTATCGCTATATCCAACAGGGGGAGAAACGCTTCTCCCAAATCAATGAATGCTGTGCTCAAGGTTTTTAGTGATTTGCTCAGTTTGAACTGTGCCGTGTCCTTAACTATGTTCAGCGCCTCATCGGTGTCACCAGCCGAATCAGCGAGACGACGGAAGATGCCCTCATTCTCGGTCAGGTTCGCTCCCGTGATATCCAACGCACCAGCCAAAGCACGAATATTTGGGAACACATCAGCGAACGCCTCCTCGTTCTCATTGGCGAGATCCCGCAATCTCTTCAACACCGCCAGCAAGCCCTCTTCTCTGGCTTGACGACGCAACTCACCTTCAGCGATACCCATCTCTTTCATCGCCTTAGTGGCCTGGCGAGACGGATCTAGAAGAGACTGCATGATCTGCCGCAACTGGATAGCCGAAGTTCTAGCGTCGGTACCAGTACGAGTCATAGCAGCGATAGCAGCAGCGACCTCATGGAATTCGATACCCATTGCAGAAGCAACAGGAATAGCCTTGCCGATAGCAGGGGCCAGACGGTCTGCTTCAACCTTTCCTTCACGCACGGCAGCCGTGAGAACATCAACTGCTGCTGCTCCGTCAAGATTGGTCACGCCGTATGCGTTAACTGCCGACGTGGCAGCGTCAGCGACGACAGCAGTTTTGCCCAAGCCGATAGCGGCACCTTTGGCTGATGCCTCCAACACTCCAACCGCTGCCGCCCCCCGCAAACCGGCAGACGCCACGAAGAACATGGCATCCGCCAGTTCCTGGGGGCCGCGACCTGTCGCCGCAGCGGATTCCTTCACTGCCTTAGCGAATCGCTCTACGCCACCAGCGCTAACACCCACCAGCGCTTCAATCTTGACCATCGACTGTTCAAACGAAACAAAAGATTTGATCGCCAAGCCGCTAACTGCCGCCAAGGGCAGCCCCAACTTAGTTAGCAGAATGCGGCCCGTCGTCTGAGCGCGAAATGCCAGCGTGTTCAGCGAAGACGACATCGCTACCATGTTGCCAGTCGCCGCTGTTGTGGTTTTGTTAACCGGAACCATGGCTCGCGTGTACGCAGAAGCCCCGCCCTTCACCCCAGCAGGGTTCAGAACAATATTTTGAACAAGCGTCGGGAGAAGAATCGGAGCAGCCATCACATCTATTCTCGTCTAGATGCCGTCAACACTCAAACGGCGTCGACGCCTTCAACCCCTAAGTCGCCACCAAGGGCGGTGGCCCATCCCAGAAGATCAGAAGTCTTCCTAACCTTCTTCTTCGCTGCCTTGGGGACAGAAACGGCTGCTACGACTTGGGCGGGGCTTTTTTGCCAGAACTCTTCGTAGTCTTGGCCGATTTGACACCACGCGGAGATGGCTTGCTGCCAGGGGTATCCTTTTCCATTTCGGCCAGACTCTCGCTGATCTCCTCGTTTAGAACCTTTATCTGCGAGTCCGTCGCCGCCTCCGCCTGCGTTAGTAGCCGACTCGCCATAATAGGGTCCACGCCGTTAGCGATTGCCCACGCCACTCCAATCGCGTTGCTGTACTCAGGCAATCGTCCTTCAATCATCTGTGAACCAACAACCTCGACGTTCTCATGCATTATCAATGCGAGGGTTCTGCGGAGGGTCGAAACAGGCTTCACCTCCATCTGAGACTGCCACTCTGCCAGCCCGTCCCACACCTCTTCGATGTCGGCGATCGTGTTATGAGTGAACTTGATGAACAATTCTTCAGTTTCCTGCTCTCCCTCGGCGTCAAAGATCGGCACCCACCCGCCGTTCTCCTCACGCACCGTGGCGATCTGCACAGGAACGCCTTTATTTCGTAGCACTGTCGGGGTGTAATCCATGCACAGAGACTACACGAAGACGCGCAGAGGCGGCGACCTCGCAGCCGCCGCCTCTGATACCCGCTTAGATTAGAACTACAGTGTCTCCGCCGTTTCAGCAAACGAAATGTTGCCGAATCGGATCGGTGTGCCCTTCGGCTTGATCGCCTCAGCGGTAAACGTCGGAGAGTTGAAATCATCCGTCGAACCAGAAACCAGCGAACCGCCAGTCAACTGACACTTACCGAGGTCGACCTTGACGGTGGCGAGAGTATCGCCCGAGGTCTCCAAGTCGTCAATCAAGAACGAAATCTTGAAATACGGCAAGGATGTGTCATCGATCGGCAACGCAGCGGTCTCGGCTGCACCAGTCCCGCCCGTAGCGATCGTGGTGCCGAGAAGCACAGCGAGAACATCCAACGACAATTCGCCGTAGGTGCAGGAAAAGTTGAGGCGATCGATCTTGCCCTTCTTGGACAAAACAGAACCACCATCACCCTTCAACTCACTGGTAATGAAGTTTGGCTCCAGGGACACTTCCTGGATGCCGGGAACATCGACGCCGGTACCCCAGGTAGTAGCGTTATCCGAAGTGTCGGTGTCGATTGAATAGACCTTGCAGTCCTTCACGTCAAAGGTAATCGCACTTGTTGATGCGGGCATTATTCACTCCTTAGCGGGTCGCGGCCCTGTTGGCTCTGCTCTAGTTTCCCAGC